TGCAATCATTGCTAACTCATCAATGTCTTGGTGGGGTGCATGGTTACAGAATGGCAGAGGAAAAGTTGTTGCACCTAAGCAATGGTTTGGCCCTGATTATAAAGATAAAAATCTTAAAGACTTGTATTGTGACGGATGGATCGTAACTTAATTGTTATTGATAATTTTCTTGACAATCCTGATTACATAAGGAAACGTGCTCTTGAATTAGAATACGATAGAGTTCAACCTACTGTGCCTGGATTAAGGTCAATGAGATTGGGTGGAGATTTGCAGACAGAAGTAGAAAAGAAATTAAAGATTGCTTTTGGATGTAATGAAATCATATGGGACATGCAACAAGATACACTTTGTTTTCAGGCCTGTATGGAAGGAACAGACACTTGGGTTCATACAGATAGCCATAAGGAGGGAGAAGGTGAATGGGCTGCGGTTCTTTATCTTACTCCTAATCCTATACTTGATGCTGGAACTGGGATATATGAATCACCAGAAAGTGATATGAATATTGCCGTTGGTAATGTTTACAACAGATTGGTTGCATATAGAGGCAAAGTGTTGTATCATAGGAGTATAGTTCCTGGCTTTGGGAACACACTAGAGACTAGTAGACTTACACAGGTATTCTTTTTCGATGTCAAATAAATCTGCATACAAATTAAAGGGATTTGGCCCTCTTTATATCATTAATCTGGATGATCAACCAGAGAGAATGGAATGGATGGCAAAACAACTGGAAGAGTGGGAGATAAAAGATTACACTCGCATCTCTGCCTATGATGGAAGACCATCTACAGGAGATGACTTGAGTGATATTATTACAGGGATGTATCCAGAGAGTGTGTCGCCTGGTGAGATAGGTTGTGTAACTTCACACCTCAAAGCACTTAAACATTTTGTTAATGAGACTGACAAACCTTATGCAATCATCATGGAAGATGATTGTGATATTAGTATTGCACAGTTCTGGACATTTACATGGAGACAGTTCATCTCTAGGATGCCTTATGATTGGGACACATTACAGGTAGCAGTCATATGCCCTGGCGAATTGCATGTACAAGTACATAGAAGATTCATTAATGATTTTTCTACTGCATGTTATGTTATTACAAGACATCATGCTGAGAAACTTATTAAACTTCATTGTAGAGGAGACAAATATAAGTTAGACAACGGTGTGAAACCAAGACCTGTTGCAGATGATTTGATTTATAATTCTGGTGCTTCATATGCCTGTCCTGTATTCTTATACAAGATTGAGTTGGGTTCATCTATTCATGAAGAACATATTGAGATCTTCCACAGGGGAAGTCATGATGGTCTTAGAGAACTTTGGAACACAAGAGGTTCGGACATTACCATAGATATGATTTCGGACTTTGATCCTTATCTTGGTCGGATTGCAGGTGGCGACCCAAGAAATAAAGGCCAATAGAGGGGCTTGACAATCTTATAAATGTAAGGTATAGTTATCCCTATCGCAACTGGCACATACCTAGTGTGACAGTTGTATAAATAACTTCATACAAAAGGACTCGAAAGATCGTACCCCTTGCGTAGATGTAACAAAGTTCCCCATGTCGGGGGAGCTACCATCCGCAGGGGGTTTTCCTTGCGAGATACTTAACAAACACATGTCTATTAAAACAACAATCGCAGCAATCGCTGCAAGTCCATTCGTATTCGCAGGAGCTGCTTTTGCTGGCCCATATGTGAATGTCGAGAGCAACCTTTCTTATCCTGATGGAGACTACAGCTCTGCAGCAACAGATCTTCACATTGGATACGAAGGCGCAACAGAAGATGGTAAGATTGCTTACTACGTTCAAGGTGGCCCATCTCTAAACCACACTGAGTCAACTGACGACACAGAAACAGAACTTTCTGGTAAGGTTGGTGCTTCTTACGGAGTTTCTGAAGATCTAGCTCTTTACGGAGAGATCTCTGGTGCTTCTAACGGAGAAGATTCAAGTGGCGATACAATCGTTGACTGGGGTGCTAAAGTTGGTGCTAAGTTCGTATTCTAAGTTAAATTAGATACTCAACACACAAGACCTCCTACATTGTAGGGGGTCTTTTTTTATGTTATAATTAGTATAGTGGAATAAAAATATGAAAAATCCAAATGCCATATTCCCTGCACCTTTCTTCATAGAACCGATTGATCTGGATAAAATATCATTCAAGTCTGATGATGTTGAATACAATCCATCCTTTATGAGTGGCATACCAACCACCCTTGGACAAGATACATTATCAGATGATAGTTACAAGTATCTTCATGGTGTTATTGGTGAGTGTATAGGACAGTTCTCTAACGATCCTTTTGTTATAGGTCAGGCATGGAGGAACAAATATACAAAGTCTGATTGGCAAGATCCACATATACATTCAGGAGCTCAGTGGAGTTTCATAATATATGTGTCTGTTAATGTAGGAAGAACAGTCTTTATGAACCCTTCTCGTAAATTGATAATGAATCAGTGGGGCATGTATGCTGATACTATCCCTATGGATTTCATACCACAAGTTCCTGATGGACATATACTAATCTTTCCATCATGGATAGAACATTTTGCAATGAGTGGCAACGAAGGAGAAACCATTGCAGGGAATGTTTATTTACAAGAACCACCTAGAGGAAGACCCCAACATGAAAAATAATTTATACAATGGCATTAGAGAACGCCTTTACTATACTCTAGGTAAGAGACCCGACAATGCATCCAGACATGATTTTTATATGGCATTATGTTATGCCGTAAGAGATCAGATGATGACTTACTGGTTGGATAGTCCGAAGGAAGGAGAGAAGGAAGTTGCATATCTATCTGCAGAATTTTTAATAGGCCCTCAACTTAATAATAATCTTCTTAGTCTAGGCATATTAGGAGATGCGAGAGAAGCATTACAAGAATATGATCAATGTCTTGAGAAGATCTTGGACGTTGCAGAGGAACCTGGCTTGGGTAACGGTGGACTTGGACGCCTGGCTGCATGTTATATGGAGTCTCTAGCAACCTTAAAGGTTCCCGCTACTGGTTATGGTATAAGATATAAGTATGGTATATTCAAACAGATTTTAAGAGATAATTCACAGATAGAAGTTACAGATAACTGGTTGCATGGAGATTGGCCTTGGGAATTATCTTACCCAGATGAGTCAGTACATGTAGGATTTGGTGGTAGAGTAGAGAATTATATTTCAGATCATAATCATTATAGATGTCGTTGGGTTCCTGATGAACAGGTAGTCGCAGTACCTTATGATGTATTACAGTTAGGATATAAAGTTAACAGTTGTAATAGGATCAGACTATGGAGAGCAGATGCTACAGATGTATTTGATTTCTATGCATTTAATATTGGAGACTACCTTGGTTCAGTAGAACAGAGTGTGTCTTCCGAGACTATCTCTAAGGTTCTCTATCCTAATGACGGAACTGATCAGGGTAAGATGTTACGATTGAAGCAACAGTTCTTCTTTGTGAGTGCATCTCTTCAGGATATGTTTAACAGTCTTAAGAGAAGAGGCATTCCTATTGATAATTTTGCAGAACATTATCAAGTACAGTTGAATGATACTCATCCATCTATTGCTGTTGCAGAACTAATGAGACTCCTTGTGGATGTAAATCATATGGAGTGGGATGAGGCATGGGAGATAACACATAATGCCATTGCATATACTAATCACACTCTACTACCAGAGGCATTAGAGAAGTGGGATCTTGGACTCTTTAAGACACTTCTTCCTCGTCACATGGAAATCATCTATGAAATTAATAGAAGATTCCTACAGGTAGTAAGACTACAGTATCCAGGCGATGATAGTATGTTAGGTAAACTGTCCATCATTGATGAGACAGGTAATAAGTTTGTTCGTATGGCACACCTTGCAACAGTAGGATCACATCATGTGAATGGTGTTGCTGAGTTACACTCTGATTTGATTAAGTCTCAGTTGATGCCCGAGTTTGCTGATCTATGGCCTCATAAATTTACTAACGTAACTAATGGTGTAACACCTAGAAGATGGATAGCATCTTGCAATCCATCTCTCGCTCAAGTATTAGACCAATATGTTGGTAGAGATTGGATTACTAACATGGAATCTCTTAGAAAGTTGGAAGAGAATAAAGATAATCCAGATCTACTTGAGAAATTAGGAGAGTCTAAGGTAGTTGGCAAACATAACCTTGCAAACTATATCTTTGATCATTGTGGAGTGTCTGTAGATCCTTCTAGTCTATTTGATGTACAGGTAAAAAGGATTCATGAGTACAAGAGACAACATCTTATGGCCCTTTGGGTAGTTACTCAATACAATCGTATTAAGAATGGTAATGATGCTAACGTAGTGCCTAGGACAATAATATTTGGTGGTAAGGCTGCGCCTGGATATTATATGGCCAAGTTAATCATTCAATTTATTAATAGTATTGGAGAGGTGGTCAATTCTGATCCCGATATGGATGGTAAATTGAGAGTGGTCTTCCTTCCAAACTACAGTGTTAAGTTAGGAGAGAAAGTATATCCCGCTGCGGATTTATCAGAACAGATCTCTACTGCTGGTAAGGAGGCATCTGGTACAGGTAACATGAAGTTCCAGATGAATGGTGCTCTTACTCTTGGTACATTGGATGGTGCTAACGTAGAGATCCGTAATTTAGTAGGAGAAGATAACTTCTTTCTCTTTGGAAACAATGAGTCACAGATCAGTGAACTATGGAACCAAGGATACAAGCCTCAGTCCCATATGAATGATGAGATTTGGGAAGCAATTAATTTGATCAAGTGCGGACATTTCAGTCACGGTGATCAGGATCTCTTCTCACCCCTATTAGATAACCTTATCAATCATGATCCCTTCTGTGTGATGGCTGACGTAGAAGATTACATCCGAGCACAAGATGATGTGAGTAATGCTTGGAGAGATAGAGAACGCTGGAACACCATGTCCCTACTGAATATATCGAGGTCTGGTTTCTTTAGTTCCGACAGATCTATTAGAGATTATTGCGAGAGGATATGGAAAATCGACTTTTAGTTTCAGAAATAACGTAAAAAAAACTCGGGCTATTTTTTGTTTGCCAGGGTCGGAGAACCGTATATGTGATTAAGTATTAATACTTGCCAGAAAGTTTATGTTTACTATATAATTACGTAACATTACTTAACATAAGTTAATGACTACTTCCACCGCAACCGCATCTAAGTATACAACTACTGAAGATGGCGGCAGACAAAACATGTTCGCTGCAGAACCTCCAATTGAGGTACTGGAAGGATATGATTACTGGAAGAATGCTGAGCAAACTAATGGTCGCCTTGCGATGATTGGATTCTTTGCAGCAGTGCATAACTACATCTTATTTGGTGCAGTTATTCCTGGCATCTTCTAAGACCAAAGGTCTTTACACCACTAGCATTTGCTAGTCACTTTTAACCCTATTACAAATCTAAAAAGGAGCAAAAACAATGACACCAGAAGCAGAAAAGTTTAACGGTTGGGCAGCCATGATTGGTTTCGTCGCAGCAGTTGGTGCGTACATCACCACAGGCCAAATCATTCCAGGCATATTCTAATGGATACTCAAGCCGACATATTCTGGAGAGCAAACGGAAGAGCAACAATGATGTTGTTCTGGGTTGGTATAGCAATTTATACTAAACTTCAGTACTTCAGCTAGGTTTTTTTTACCCTAGAACTTTACAAAACTAAATACTTACTCGTAACTTATTACGGAATCGAAACATATGGGCGACTTAGTAGCCGCTTCAGATACAATTTCACCACTAGTAGCACTCCTCTGGGTTTTATATCCTATGGGTGCTTTAGTATTGATTGAATTAATCCTTCGTGCTTTTAGCAACGATGATGATGATGACACTAATGGCGGAAAAGGAATAAGGGTTGGTCAGATGCAACCAGTCCCAGTTCCATCAGGTGCTTGACTGAGAGTAAAAATACCTATATAATTCTGTAGAGTATTTTTACCTATTCAATGTACCAATTACTATTTGCATCAACAGTTGGCGTATACATTTATTTCAATGCAGGTCAATACTTTCTTCAATAATATATTAATTAATACTCCATCAGGCGCTCATGGTCTGTTGGAGTTTGGATTCTTTGTAGCAGTGGGCATTACCGCTGGGAGTATGGGATTAATATGATAATGGTAATACTTATTGTTGCTTTACTCTTTCTTCTAGTAGGTCTAGGAGTATGGCAGACATTTGGATCTGGTAAGAAAGAATTACGTGATCCGATAGACGAACATTCAAAGATGCATGAGTTAGGAATTGCTCATGGTCACAGTCCTTCAAGAAGATGACAATAGAAATAGTAGATAAGGTCGAAGATCAAGTAAGTCTAAGACAAAGAGCATTAACGATACTTTTTAAGAAGTATGGTAATCATCAGAGCATCTATGAATGTGCTGATGAATGGGTATCAAAGCAAGTCACCACAAATGGTATCGTAGATTACTATAGGGCATATTTCCTTCCCAAGGTTGACAAAACTTAATATTGTGTTAGAATAAATAAAATCTGGGTGACGACCCTAAACCGTTATATACTGCTCCCGTTAACCGAGACCTATGGGAGGTTAAATTACGTCTCTCATCCTACCTGTAGATTCGAGGGTACTACAGGATCTAAGTTTCGCTGACTCCCTATCAGCCCTACTTACAGTTGGACTAATGACAACTCTTTCTAAAAGAGAACAAGGACTCCTTTCAGGGTGGTCTGAGTTCTGCGAGTGGGTTACAAGTACTAACAACCGCATTTATGTTGGTTGGTTTGGTGTCTTGATGATCCCTTGCCTATTAGCAGCAGCAACATGTTTCATCGTTGCATTTATAGCTGCACCTCCAGTCGATATCGACGGAATCAGAGAACCTGTAGCAGGTTCATTCATGTATGGTAACAACATCATCTCTGGTGCTGTAGTTCCATCTTCAAACGCAATTGGTTTACACTTCTATCCTATTTGGGAAGCAGCAACTCTAGATGAGTGGTTGTATAATGGTGGGCCTTACCAGTTGGTAATCTTCCACTTCCTCATCGGAATTTCTGCCTATATGGGTAGACAGTGGGAACTTTCATACCGTTTGGGTATGAGACCTTGGATCTGTGTTGCATACTCAGCTCCTGTATCTGCTGCATTTGCAGTGTTCTTAGTGTATCCTTTCGGTCAGGGATCTTTCTCAGACGGAATGCCTCTAGGAATCTCAGGTACATTTAACTTCATGTTCGTGTTCCAGGCAGAACATAACATCCTAATGCATCCATTCCATATGGCTGGTGTTGCAGGTATGTTTGGAGGATCTTTATTCTCTGCTATGCACGGTTCACTAGTGACTTCTTCTCTAATCAGAGAGACAACAGAAAACGAATCACAAAACTACGGTTACAAGTTCGGACAAGAAGAAGAGACCTATAACATTGTTGCTGCTCATGGATACTTCGGACGTTTAATCTTCCAGTATGCATCATTCAACAACAGTAGATCACTTCACTTCTTCCTTGCTACATTCCCTGTGGTTTGTGTATGGTTAACCTCTATGGGTATCTGTACAATGGCGTTTAACCTTAATGGATTTAACTTCAACCAAAGTGTCGTAGATGCTAATGGTAAAGTTGTTCCTACTTGGGGTGACGTTCTTAACAGAGCAAACTTAGGTATGGAAGTAATGCATGAAAGAAATGCACACAACTTCCCACTTGATCTTGCCGCTGCTGAGACATCTGAAGTTGCACTACTTGCTCCTTCTATAGGTTAAACAAATGGAACTATCTAGACCCCTCATACATTTGAGGTTGGATCAATGCCAGTTCTTCTGGTGGGATCCACGAATAGATCCAAGAGAACCTGAATATTGGGGCCCCGATGGGGGCTCCTTTTTTATTACTTCTAAATACAATTTTATAGCAATCTAATGGGCCTACCAGACAAAGCACAAAAAGTTTTTGATAAAGTAGTTGCTTGGGATAGAAACCTTGCAAGAAAATTCCAAGACAAGTTTAACCTCACAGATTATCAAATGTTATGTATCTCTTTTGCTAAGGGATTTGTGATCGGAGCAATCCTACTCTGATGAACACTGATCCTTCTACATGGGATGATTCTAATTGGAGAGAAGAGTATAAAGGTTATACTTCTAGCAGGTATGAACTAGATCTTCTTGAAAATGGGCCAAGGAGTCTTGCCCAGTCATGGATGATGGGTGCATTGCATAACAAATGGAGGAAGATAAAGGGGTATAAGTATCCTGATCCTCCAGATTGCCAATCATCCTTTAAAGAATTTAATGACAACGTAAAAGAAAACTTCGAGGATAAGAAATGAATTTTACCGTTTACTCAAAAACTGGATGCCCTTATTGCGATAAGGTAAAAGATGTGTTAGAATTATCTGAACAGAAATTTGTAGTGTATAAACTGGACGAACATTTTAACAAAGATGCTTTTTACGGACAGTTTGGAGAGGGATCTTCATTCCCTCAAGTTTCAGTTGATGGTAAAACTTTAGGTGGTTGTGCCGAAACTGTTAAATATCTACAACAACATAAACTTGTATAATTATGGGACAATTACACATGAGAGAGCAACTATTACGTGCTGTATTAGCACACGCTCAAGGTGAAATCGCAAAGCATAAAGCTAATGTGGAAGTCTACCTTGAACATCCAGCAGGTATTGGAGAACACTCTGATATTACTGAAGCAATTCAAGTTGAACTTGATAAGATTGCTAGGTATGATGATCAAGTTAATGTTATTAACAAGTACTTTAAATCTCCGAGTAATTAACTATGGATCCTGATGATAATCCTTTCTGGGGAGAACCTACGCCCACTGATTTGTGGGATGACATGAAGAAACTGGACGAGTGTTATGAAAAACTTGGATGGGATCATAGGGATTACTTAGAGATTGCTGTTGAAGGCAATCATATAACTATTAGAAACAGATCACGAGAAGGACGTTAACATGGAAATTACTGATCAACTTGACTTGATTTTACTTAAGGTTAAGGATCTAGATAAAAAAATTAATAAAATACAGGAAACTGTTGAAGCTCATAGGCTAGAACACGGATTCCAGAAGATGCAAGAAGGTGGAATCAATGCCAACTTTGGTGGTCAACCTAACCAAGGCCCAGCAATAGGTAATCCTCCAGGCATGGGTGGTATGGGTGCTGGTTATCAGATGCCTGGCATGGGCGCCCCTCCTATGGGAGGAGATGCAAGTCGCCCTCCTGGCATGTGAAATCGCTTTTTAGTTCCTAAAAAAGCGGAAAAAAAAGTCGGGATATTTTTTGAGCCACAGGATCGCTTATTATGAAAGTAGCTATTGTTGGTGGTGGTACTGGTGGTGTATCCTGTGCCATGGCACTGGTTTCTAGATCACATGAATGGATTAAGGTTGATATAATTCATGACCCTAATGTACCTATCTTTGGTGTGGGAGAATCATTAGGACATGATTTCGTACAGTTAATACGTGGAGCAACTCAGTTCTCTTTTCCTTTTGACTTAGAGAAGTTAAATGCGAAGATAAAACAGGGTATTATGTTCGTTGACTGGCAAGAGTCACAGAACTATCCTGATTCTACTAATGGGTACATGACCCTATCATGTCAAGCCCTTCATGCAGATACGTTTGCATTGAGGGATTTTGTTTTGCCTAGAATGAGTCATTACTGGTCTCATAAGTTCAAGGAGATACATGGTAATGTAGATAGAATATGGCAAGATGAGTCTAAGGCATATATTAGACTTGGTGAAGAAGATTTAGAATATGATTTTGTTATTGATGCTAGAGGAACTCCTAAAGATATTGATGATACCTTTGAACGTGTTGATACTATACCAGTAGATTCTGCTGTCTTAAATATGTGTCCTCATCCTGGCGATTGGGACTTTACATATGCCTTGGCAACTCCTGATGGATGGATGTTTGGTGTTCCTGTACATCATAGGAGTAATTGGGGATACCTTTTTAATAGAAGTATTACCACAGATGAAGAGGCAATCACAAACTCACATGAGTTTCTACATACTCATAGGATTCCCAAGGCCCATATAAACTATGATGTTCTCAAGGAGAATGTTCATGTATTGAAGTGGGAAACGTATCATTCTAAGAAGATTGCTGATCGTAGGATTCTCAGACAAGGAAATATGTTGTTCAACTATGAACCTCTTCATGGTTATGCAGTTCCCTTGTATACTGTTATGGCAACACAGTTCCTAGACTATTTCTCTAGAGAACTGAGTGAGGATGAGTTAAATTATAATTATCACGAGTACATTTATTCATTTAGAGATCTTATTGCTTTCCATTATCATAAGGGAAGTATATATGATACGCCTTTCTGGAGACATGCGAAGGAGATATCTAATAGGAAGTTGGATGGTTCTGAGTGGATGAAGATTTGTATGAACAAAAGATTCACCCTTGAAGGGGCGGTTCAGATGGATGATGCTTGGACAACTTCACCTATTGCTCACCCCATGTTTATATGGGAGATAGATCAGGCATTTAAGTTTGGATACTTTGACCACTTACCATCACATCATTTAGTTACATGAAATTATTAGCACTTCGATTAGATTCACACGATTCAAACGTAACTTACTTTGATGGTGAAAGGATAAGGTACAGATCCTTTGAGAGAGAACTACAGATTAAACACTTTGGATTTGAAGGATTGTATGGTTGGACAAAGATAATTAAGGAATGGGATATAGTACCTCAAGAAGTAGATGCTGTTGGCATTGTGATGGATTCTCATGTCCATAATGAAGTAGAGTATGATCCACAGAAACATACAGAATCAGTAGAGATACCTGTGTTTAGGGATCTTGGTTTTAATTGTATCATTCATAGAATAGATCATCATTTAGCACATTCTCTCAGTTTTTGGCCTTTAGAAGTAGAACCAAATCTTCATTTTGTATTTGATGGATTTGGTGATGACTGGATGTATAGGAGTGTTTGGAGAGATGGTAAGTTAATTGACTGTGCTAAGTCAAATGCTCAGGATATTATGAACTCAGCTAGTCTTGGGTTTATAATGTCACACTTGGGTGCTCTTATCCGTATGAGTGGGAATTACCTTGACCATGCTGGTAAAATCATGGCATTGAAGGCATTTGGAAAAGAAAATCCAGATGTTATACCAGTAGATCATATTGATGACTTAGATAAGTTGTGGGACTTTCGGATATTAGAATCTCGTATTAATGATCAACAATATATTATTGATTACATTCATTCTGCTCATCATTATACAGAACAGGCATTTCTGAAACATTTTCAGGAGTTTGTTAAACCAGGCGATGTCATAGGTTATTCTGGTGGTATCGCACAGAATACTATTATTAATAAGGTATTGAGAGACAGATTTCCTAATCTTGTTATACCTCCACATGCCAATGATCAGGGTTTAAGTCTTGGTGTTATAGAATATCTAAGAAGAACATATAATCAATCACCGTTTGATACTACTGGATTT